CTGCCGCCGTAGATGTAACTGCCGCCGGAGATGTTCCTGCCGCCGTAGATGTTCCTGCCGCCGTAGATGTCACTGCCGCCGTAGATGTAACTGCCGCCGTAGATGTCACTGCCGCCGTAGATGTAACTGCCGCCGGAGATGTAACTGCCGCCGGAGATTTTCCTGCCGCCGTAGATGTTCCTGCCGCCGGAGATGTCACTGCCGCCGGAGATGTCACTGCCGCCGGAGATGTTCCTGCCGCCGTAGATGTAACTGCCGCCGGAGATGTTCCTGCCGCCGTAGCTTCGGTCAAAACTTTTTATAATTTCAAGGAACTGCATAAGGTTATATTCTTCCACAAACTCAATTGTTTGTGCAACGGATTTGTCACCGCCTTTTGTATCAATAACTTTTTCATAAGCCTTGATTTTAAAATATCTGTTATAGCCCAGCGGCTCATAATAATTGAAAACGTGTGCGGGGTCTTTACTAAAATGAAGCCCCCATCGACACTCTTTTATATCTCCGTCAACAGAAAAAATTTTTCCGATAATGTTTTCATCTTCTTTTCCATATCTGAACTTGTTGTTTGCTTTCGGCGTGCTCAAATCATAAGCCACCGCTTTGTATCCTTCGCAGATAAATTCTCCTGCTTTTTCTTTGGTAATTTCAAAAGTTTTCATTTTATCATTCCTCCGTAAATTCCTGTCACAAGTCTTACCCATTCGCCACCGTCCGGGCACCATATTTTTCCGATATCGGCAATCGTTCCGCCACGGTAATATTTTCCGTTTTCGTTGAGATAATGCTTCCGAAGATACCATGAAACATAATCAATACATTTCGGAACGCTTTCAAATTCCATTCGCCCAAAACCAAAAATATTGTTCGGTCTGAATTGGTGCTCACCCCAGCCGGATTCTGCGGCCGCAACCGCACACAGAAAAAGTGCATTGATTTCATAATCCTCTTCCGCCCAGATAAATTCCTGCGCGTATTGTTTAAGTTCTCCTTTGAGCACGCTTTCAAGTTCTTCCGTGCTCATTCCGCAGGGTTCTTCAATGCTCGGAAGCTCTGCTCCGAAAGCCTGCGTTCCGAAGATGCTCATTCCAACAAGAACACAAAACCAAACAATAACCATAGCCGCCGCGGCAACCGCAAAAAACGTTCCGATTCCAATAATAATGTCCGTAATTCTTTTCGTTTGCTCCTCAACTTTCCGTGCCATTTAAGATTTTGAATTGCGCGTTTTCTTTCGCCTTCGGTAAGAAAATGCTTGTGCTCAAGCCAATAGCGAACCGCTTTCCTGCGTTCAAGTTCCCTCTTGATCGCCGCAATCTTGCCTTTCCTACAGGTCTTGTGGCAAAACTCTGTTCTTTCTTTGCATCCCCAACAGGGGTTATCGTCGTTATTCATAGCTGAAAACCTCAACCGCAACAAAGGGTTCGTTTGCATAATGTTTTTCTGCCACAACTTTGATTACCTGGTTATCGTCGTGATAAGCAACTCCGTTAAGTCCGTCAAGAATTGCTTTGATAACGTTGTCAATGTCCGGCTTGACTGCAGGTTTCAAAAGTCCCCGCTCTATCATTCCGCGTTTTACTTTTGTTGTCGCTTGCGGGATTTTATAAAAAGCGGAAATGTTTACACAAACATAACCGTCAAAAAGTTCTCCGCCTGCCGCTTTAAAACTTTCGGCAATAAGGTTTTCATAATCTCTCGTAGCCTGCGGTGTAAAAGCGTGACCGTTCTTTGTAAACCTCGGTCTGCCTTTTCCCTGCGGCTGTCCTTCAATGGTAAATGTCATTTCAAAAATCACCCCAAACTAAATAACATCGTCTTTGGTTTGCATTTCTTTTTCTAATTTTTCAATGTCAAAAGAAGGTTTCTCTTTCGGTTCTTGCTTCGGTGCAGAAAATCCTCTTTCCCAAGTGCGAACACAAGCCTTCCAATCTTTAATGGGTTTGCCTTTGCCTTGCACCCACCCGTTTGCCGAATAATAATCAAAAAACCTTTCAGCATCAACCGAATTGTTTCTTTCCAAACAATAATCTTTGATTTCTTCAAGAGTGGGCGTGTCTTTCTCTTCACTCTCTTTAACAAACTTATTCTCATTATTTGCATTATTATCATTATTGTTTGTGTCGGTCAGTGGTCGGTCAGTGGTCGGTGACTGGTCGGTGACTGGTTGGTTGTTGACCGGAACATACCGATATTTTTCGTAATTTATCACGTTTATTGTGGTTTTTCGGTGGTCGGTTTTTGCCGAAATCATATTGTCGCTTTGTAAAAGATTCAAAAACTCATGTACCTTCCATCTTGACCAGCCCCAACGCTCCGAAAGTTTGTGTTCCGATGTAACAAAACTACCGCTTTCTATCACAACAATGTTGTTGTCTATAAGTGTTTTTTTATCTTCGTGGTTCGCAAGCATCAGCATATCTATCCATGCCTGGCCTTTTGAAAAGGGCTTGTCGGCCCACAGCCAATGCTCTTGAATTTGCCTGTGAACCGAAATCCACCCTTGTAACACCTAAAATTCACCGCCTGTCAGAACGGAATGTCTTCATCTTCAATAAGCTGGAAGGAATCTGGATCGTCAACTTTAACGGTGTTTTCTCCTTTTGCTTTCGGAACAAACTCAACGGAATCCGCGATAACTTCAACTGTCTTGCGTTTCTGCCCGCTCTTGTCGTCCCACATTCTTGTCTGCAAAGAACCGGTAACAACAATCGGAGAACCTTTCTGAAAGTATTTGCAGATAAATTCCGCTGTGTTTCTCCATGCAACAACATCGATCCAGTCGGTGATTTTGTCTTCGCCTTTTGTTACTTTGCGGTCAACCGCAACGCAAATATTTGTTACGGAAATTCCGCTTCCGGTGGTTTTAAGTTCCGGGTCTGCCGCAAGTCTGCCGATAATTGTTACAACATTCATTTCTTTTCCTCCGCTTTCTTTTTGTTGATTTTCTTTGTAAGTATTTCGATTACCTCAACATATTCTTTCTTGTTGAGCTCTTTAATCGTGGAAATGCTTCTGCCATTCTTCTTGTTGATATATGCGATAATGTCGCTGCCGGAAGCTCCGCTCTGCTCGATCATTCCGCTTATGGTGCGTATTTGGATTTCGTCAATGGGTTTCTTCGCTTCTTCTTCAAGCCTTGCCTTTTCTTCTTCATCTTCCTGCGGAACACTTTCTCCTGCATAGATATAAAGTCCAAGTCCAAACATACCCAAGTTCTTTACAAGACAGCGCATAATCGCATAATTGATATCAAACATCGTTGCAGCCGCAACATTTTTTTCAAGGTATTCCGGCTGTTCGTTTCCGTAGCTGTCACGGTATGTTCCGTCAGCTTGTTTCTTTGCATATTTTCGGGCGGGATTTTTAACCAAATATGTGTACGGAACATCTTTCATTGCTTTGTTTGCTCCATCCATAACCGGCAACCACATTTCCTTTGTTTCGCCCCCAATAGTGACAGTTGTAAAAACCATATAACCTAATACCGGGTCAAAAACATAAGGTCTGTGGAACTCATCTTTCCATATGCTATAATCCGCATCCGGATACCTTTTTTTAACCTCTGCCCAAGCCCACGCCCAAGATAAATAACTAAGACCGTTTTTGTCTTCAACGTGGTCATTGACGTTTACTGTGCTAAGCGTTGCAAAAATGTTTTCACTCATGCCTTAAATTCCTCCTTTTCAAGTTCTTTTTCTATCATGTCGAAAACATCGGAAAAGCTGTCGCCGTTCGTCGAATCGTCAAGCGGAACACAAAACTTCTTCGTAATCTCAAATTCGTAATTGTTCCACTTTCCAAATTCAAAACAAACAGATTCAAGCGGCTGGCTGTATCGGAAAGTCACGCTTTCCTTTCTGTTGTGTACCATGTAAATTCCGGAAAGGTTCATCGCCGCTTCCATAGCATCAAACGCTGTGATTTTCTTTCCTTCAACAATCATTTGACTTTTCCTCCGTTTCTGCTATAATGGTGTTGCTGATATTTGCTTTGCCGCCTTGTTCCGTGCCACCGGAGCGGGCGGCTTTTTCTATTTCACGGTCAACAATGAAGTTGTACCAGTCCTGCTCGGTCCTAAAACCCTGCGCCGCAATAATCTGTTTAAGCCTTGCATTTCTTGTCTTGTTAAGTCGGTAGCATTTGCGGATAAGTTCAATATGCCTTTTCTGCGACTTGCAAATCGGTGCAGAAACGATTTTCGGTTCTCTGTCGGCAAATTCCTTACCCTCTTCAAAACCGCCTTTATCAAGGCTCAAAACCTTTTCAAAAAACAAAAGCTCTTTTTCTTCAAAAAGGTCCGAAACCTCACATTCAAAAAGTTTTGCAAACCTGTCGCAGTCGCTTTCAACCGCAAGGGCTTTTCCGTTTTCAATTTTGGAATAAAGCCCAACGTCTTTCATAAGTTCCTTTTGCTGAAAACCTTTTCTGATCCTCATTTCGGAAAGTTTCATCTTCTCACCCTTTCAATAATCGTAATCCGCAGCACATTCGGGGTAATATTCCGGAACATATTCCTCTTCTTCGTTTTCTTCTTCGTCCAAATCGTAGTAATCTTCCGGGCTTTTCCCAACCCACGGTGCTTGAATTTGTTCCATTTTTCTATCCTTTCAAAACAATTTGTTCCGTGTTTCTTTTTCTGCCCTTCCGTGTGTAATGCGTGCATTCTTCGGGAGGGCAATTTCTTAATTTCCCGGTCTGAAAAGCATAATCACACATACTCACCTTGAAGCTTTCGCGGGTTCTGTAAGAACAACCTTTGCAGCATTCCGGCGTTATTTTCGTCAAACCGCTTTTATAACTCATTTGCGAAACATCTTCCTCTCTTTTTCATCTTCAAGCGAAATGCAAACCAAACCCAAAAGCACAAAAAGCAAAAAACAAATTATGCTTAAAATCGGTCTTTCCGCAAAAACAAAACCAAGTCCGAGAAAACCAACCGATACACATTTAAGAATGGTTTCTTTCATTTTTTCTTTTCCCCCTTCGGGCAAACCATGTTGATAAGTTCCCCTCTGTCAAGATGAAGAAAATCGCAAAGTTTGCAAAATTCCCAAAGGTCAAATTTCTTCGGGTCGTTCAGCTTAATGGAAAAAGTATCACCGCAAACCCCAAGAACTTTTCCGACTTCCGGATTATCAAGATTAAAAACATTCATCTCGGTGGTAACTTTGCTGTAAAATCTTTTTTCCCATTCGGTCTTTTCTCTGCCGCCTCTGGCTTTCTCTCTCGCCAAAATAAAAAACCTCCTTTTTAAAAATTTTTCTATCGCCATTTGACAAATCCAAAGTGTTGTGCTATTTTAAAGTTGCGAACTGATAAAAAGCCTTTTTGATACCGTGTTTTTCAATGGTGTCAAGCTTTGCTTTTGTCATTTTTAACTGGCAAGATTATAATAGCACCAATTTTCGGTGAAATCAAGTGTTTTTTCACCAACTTTTGGTGAATCTACTTTTTAAACAAATATTAAGGTGATATTTTGGTAGAATTAGACAGAATAAAAGAACTGGCAAAAGAAAAACACAGAAGTTTCGTTTTCTTAAGCCAGCAGCTCGGACAAAATGATGGTTATTTAAAAGATAAAAGACTTCACAATAGTCCTCTTGATGAAAACCAACTTAAAATAATCGCTGATATTCTCGGCACTACCACCGACTATTTACACGGAAAAACAGACAAAAAAGAAAAGCCCGACGAAATCGCCGGACTTTCCGAAAATGAAATTGAATTGTTAAATTTGTTCAGACAGCTTTCTTCTCAAGAGCAGGGTTTGTTTCTGAAGATGTTCCGCGCAAAGCAAGAATAAATTCAAGTATTCTTGCCGCCCGCTCCGGGTCTTCTTTAATACATTTAATAAATTCTTCTTCACGCTCACTCATCTTTATCAGCTCCCATCGCATTAAGTAATTGTCTTCGGTATTCTTCTGCAGCCTGCATCTTTCTGGCATACTGCAATGTTTTAATTGTGCGTCTGATCGAAAAGCCTTTTTGCTCGCTTTTGTCATTTTTTAAAATGTTTAATATATTAACAAGTTCCTGCTTGTTCACTATAATTCCTTCTTTGCTGTAAAATGTCAATTAAAAGGAATTATCGTTTAAATATACCGAAGTACCAATAGTTAATGCTATTCGTCCGGGTTCTAAATCCTCCGGGGTCTTCGTCCATCCGTATCACCGTTCCTTTATTTTGGATTTGGAAAAGTTTTTCCGATGATACGAAGTTATTCCAATTTCGTCAACTTTTCAATACGCAAATTTGACAAGCGTTTGTCAAATTTGATTTTTGCTTGTATTTTGGGTCGCCAAATAAAACAAATTAACTTGTCGGATGTGATAATTTTATGGAAATTGAATACATCAAATCGCTTAAACAAGCCAAAAATGTTACTGTCAAGGAATTGTCGAATTTAACAAACATTCCGGAAAGTACAATTACAAATATTTTGAACAGAAGAACTGAAAATCCTTCGTTTGAAATTGTATCAAAACTTGTTATTGCACTTGGTGGCTCTCTCGATGCCCTTGCCGGAGCAAAAGAAAACCAAAAAGCAGGAGGCGAAGACGTGGCAGGATTTATCGCAACTTTAACCGATATGTACGAAAAACAAATTGAACGTTTGCAAAGAGATAAATTTTATCTTTTTGCCCTTCTCGCCATTGTTCTTGTAATTGTCTTTGCAGTCCTCGCAATAGATGTTATTGACGGCAACGTTGGTTGGATTCGTCATTGATTTAATGGAATGTCGCTTAACTGCGACATTCTGTGCTAAAGAACATTTGTTCTGTTTGTACTGTAACACATCTTGTGTTGTTCTGCAATACCAAATTTTTTGTCAAGGGCAAAACCGCACCAACAGGAGGATTTATGATAGATTTTCTTATAATTTTACTCGTTACGATTATAATTGCACCTCTAAATTATCTTTTCTTTTCATCTTTTCCAGCCGGTCGCAGATATTTTCATATATCTAATAAAAAGCGCAAATAGGAGGATACATTATGAAAAACTTTTTAGCCGTAATATGTGGAATTATTGTTCAAGCAATATCAAGCATTGTCGTTTATATTGTTTTTTATTTTTTAGGACAAATTCCTATAATTACTTTTCTTTTAAGTTGGCCTGTAGATTATGAGGTTTATGCTTGGACCGGAACATATTCTGCCGCTATTTTAGCTGGTATGTTCATTTGTCACTTAATAGGAAAAACAAATAGCAAAGGTAAAAAGCCTTCTATTATTGCTTACGGTATTATTTCTTTGCTTTATCATTCTTTTTGTATGGTAAGTAATTGCTTTATTATGCCCGTAGAAGGTGCTTCTCTTTTAGCTTATATCTTTGCAATCGGTTGCTGTGTATTAGTAATTGGTTCGGGTTTTGTCAGTGAAGATATTTAAAGGAGGTTTTATATGAAAGCAAAAAAATTGCCTTCCGGTTCGTATCGAGTGCGAATATCCGCAGGCAAGGACCCAAAGACGGGAAAGTATGTCTATAAGTCGTTTACCTCAGATACCGCAAAAGAAGCGGAACGAATGGCCTATGAATGGATGTATTTAAAAGAAAAGATCGATGTTTCATTAAATGCCATAACTCTTGCAAAAGCCATGGAAGATTTTAACGAAAGCAGAAAATATACTCTTTCACCAAGAACGGCAAAAGAGTACGAAGGTTACCGAAAATCGGCTTACAAAGATATTGAGAACTTTACTCTTGCGGAAATCAATTCAAAAGTTGTGCAACTGTGGGTAAACAATCTCGCCAAAATAAGTTCTCCAAAAACTATAAAAAACAAGTATGCTTATCTTACAGCTCTTCTTAACAACTATGATATTCGGTTGAAATGCACACTTCCCAAAAAACGCCCTACAAAATATCATGTTGTGACTAAAGAAGAACTTGCCGCAATATTAAAAGAAGCCGGTTTTTCTTCTCTCGGTCTGGCTATTCGTCTTGCGGTTTTTGTTCCGGCAAGAAGAAGCGAAATCTGCGCTATAAACCCTAAAACAGATATTAAAGGAAATCTTCTTACCATAAATAAAGCTAAAGTAAAAGACGAATATAACCAATGGGTTATAAAAGATACAAAAACATACAAAAGCACCAGAACTGTCGAAATGCCGCCAGATATAATTGCTATGTTGAAGTCTTTCCCAATAGAACCGAACCCGGACACCTTGTATAAACAATTCAAAAAAGTTGTAAATAAGCTCGGCTTTCCCGATATGCGTTTCCACGATCTCCGCCACTATGGAGCAACCGTCTTGCATGACATGAACGTTCCGGATAAAGAAATCATGCACCGCGGAGGATGGAATAACCTTTCAACTTTGATGAATATATATGTTCATTATAACCCAGATACCGCAAAACAAGCAGCTAAAGTTATGAACGATATTTACAACTCCTTTATGGAGTAATTTTTAGCGAATTTCGTGTCATAATCGTGTCATAATTATATCGAAAAAAGCACTTTTCCCACCGTGAAAAGTACAGTTCGTTCTAAAAAAATATCGTTTAAAAATGGCTTACTTATGCGGTTTATTTGCTAAAAATCGCATAAACAAGCCAAATATCAAAAACCATATTTATCAGGTTCGAGTCCTGTCACTTCGACCAGTATTTAAGCCATTTTTTCGACTTCGTGTCATAATTCGTGTCATAATTCTTAAAAATGGCAGTCAAGACCACCCCTAAAAGGGGTGGCTTGAAAACGCCCTGTAAGGGCTTGATACTGCCAGCGCCTTAATGACGCTGGCTTTTTTAAATACATGTTCAAGCCGTAGTGGACTGATTATTTAGCTTTACCCTTGAAAGGGTCTTCGTACTCTTTGGTGTAGAGTTTATCTTCAATTTGATCTTGTTTTTCCTGCTCTCGAATGTACTTTGCTACTGTTGCTTCATTGAATCCTACTGTACTTACGTAATATCCGGTTGCCCAGAAATGACGATTTCCATATTTGTATTTCAATTCCGCATGTTTATCAAAAATCATCATTGCCGTTTTACCCTTGAGGTATCCCATGAAACTTGATACACTCATTTTAGGTGGAATGGAGAGAAGCAAATGAACATGGTCGGGCATCATATGTCCTTCTATTATCTCTACACCTTTCCATTTACATAAATCGCGGATGTTTTGTTGAATATCCGCTCTAATCTTATTGTAAATCACTTTTCGTCTGTATTTTGGACAAAAAACTATGTGGTACTTGCACATCCACTTCGTATGTGCTAAACTTTCTGCCATAAGACATCACCTTTCTGATTTTTATTTGACGGCTTGAACACCTGTCATTATATCAGAAAGCTGATGTCTTTTTTCTGTAAGTTTGGAAGCCCACCCGCATAGCGGGCGGTTGGTTGTACCCGAAACGGTAAAGCGTTTCGGGTACATGCTAACAGCATAATAAAAAAGAGAGAGCAAATTGCTCTCTCTTTTTCTTTTTATCAACCTTCTTTAAGCTGATGAATACAACGTTCCACAGCTTTGCGCTGTTCTTCGTTGTCAACATAACGGAGCATTTCTTCCATTTTTCTTACCATCTGTTCTTTGCCGCCTTCGCGGGAATAACCTCTGCGGTAAGAATCGCCGCCGTCATAGCTGTCATAACTTCCGCCCCTGCGGTATGCTGCATCTCTTGAATATCCTCTGCGGTATGAATCATCATCGCCGTAACTATCGTAGCTGCCGTCCCTGCTGTAACCGCCACCTTCAAGCATTTCTATTTTATCAATATTTTTTATAGTGTCGGTCAGTTTATGGAGCGCATCAAGGGAACCTGCCGAAAGTTCGCCTTTTCTGGCGTATTCTTCAAGCTCTTTGCAAAGCATTTCTTTTATTTCGTGAAGTCCTCTCATAGCAAAGCCCCCTTTCTTATGCAACTCGTTCTACAATAAGGTTTGCGTTCTGAACCTCTATTGCCTGTCCGCTTGTGTTCTCAACTGCAACAGGAACACAGCAACCTCTCGGAGCTTCTACAAGAACGGAAACGTAAACGTTTTCAAAAGTTTCAACGGCCGCCGGAGTAACGATAGCTGTTGCCGAAGCAAGTGGCTCGCCCTCAACCGCCAATGCGACAGATATTTCGCCAACGGTGCCACCTGCAGGAATCTGAATGTTGCCGCCAAAAGAAACTTTATAAAGTGCTCTGCACTGGTTTGTAAGACCTTTGAGCCTTACAACGCCTGCACCTTCCCGGTGAATAATACATTCGCCGCCATAAACCGGAGTTTCTGTAAATATTACATTCTGCCCCGCTGCAACGGTCTGTAATATTGCGCTTGTAAATTCTGCCACAAATATCACCTCACTTTATAAGTTATCCGTTGTAACCACCGCAACCGCAACCACAGCCATAATACGCATAAGGATTTGCTACCGTATATGCAGGAATGGGTGCAGGGCGAAGCTGATTAAGAAGATAAGTGTTCTGTTCAGCCTGCGAAGCATGCAGTTTAAGTGCCTGGTTTTCTGCGGTAAGAGTTTCGATTTTGTCTTTTACAAGGAAATCAAGAATTGCTCTGGTGTTGCAGTTTGCATTGTCGATAATATCTCTGGCGGAGTTATGAATTGCGTTGTTCGTGTCACAGAAACCACGCTCGATAAGACGCTGTGTTTCGCAGCAGCATTTCTGATTTTCCAGCGCAATATTTGCAAAGCCAGTGTTAATGGTGTTGTTAAGTGCAAAAGTCGCGTCGCAAATGCCGTTGTTGATACCGTCCATCTTGCGCTCGATAGTTGCAAAGTCTGTAGCCAGCGCATAGTTTTCGCCTACGCCATTTCCGCCAAAGCCAAAGCCCCTGCCACCAAGAGCAAGAAGAAGTACAATAACCCACCAACCTTCACCGCCAAAACCGCCCATACCGCCATAGCCACCATTGGTTACAGCCGCAACATCAGCAGCAGAAAGTCCATTTTCCATCATTAAAAAATCTCTCCTTTCGGTAATAAATTATTTATGCTATACCGCGCGCGCTTCGGTTAAAGCCTATTTAATATATTTGGAAAGCTCATTCGCTATCTGCGCATATTCATTAAACTGTGCCTGCGAAAGCTTTCCGCTCTGCATAAGTTTTTCAACTTCTGCTTTCGGATCTCCTTTAAAATTATTTTTAAAAGTGTTTATTTCATTAATAAGCTGATTTACATTGTTTTTCGGACCAAATGCGTTGTATAAGGAATTAGACATTTTCTTCTGCTCCTTTCTCTATTTTTGCGGCAAGAGCGTCAACTTTGTCGCTCAATGCTTTAAAATCATCCTTGCCAACAAACTTTTCACCGCAGGAACAAGTGTGTTCAATAGATTTTCCTGCCGGTTCTGTGTGCTCTTTGTATTCAAGAATTTTTGTGCTCGGCATACCGGAAACATCTGCCGTTTTGATGTAAATGTAAGGATTTTCACTATCCCAAAGAACAACGGTGTTTCCCGGCGCAACAAGATAAGATTTTGCCGCCTGCTCACCCTGGACCCATAAAAGTCCGTTCTGCGTCTGTGCCGGTGTCTGGTAAGGCATTTTATATTGATTTAAAACGTCCGGCACCGCTCCCTGCTGGGGGAACGGATATCCATAAAAATTTCCATAAGCCATTTAATATTCCTCCTTATACCAATAATAAATAGGGGTTTCGTCCCCAGAATCCCATGTGTCGTAATATTCTCCGTCAACAACCGCAACTACGTGTCCGGAAAGTGCAAGAACAAAACGTCCGTCCGGGTGTTCTTCGCAAAAATCTCTGACGGTGTAACAATCGGGGCAATCGTTTGAAACAATATTGCGTTTATATCCTTTACTGCGGAGATAAGCTCCCCAAACCTTGTTGGCGTTTGGTATATCGCACATAAGAAAGCCCTGTATGCAAAGTCCGAGATATGTTTTTTCCCAGTCTTCATCTAAAACTTTGCTTATAGCCCTGACCGTGCAATCGCCAACTCTCTTTTTCATCGGATTGGCATTATATTCAATCAACGAATCACCCCCTTGTTACAAGAAAATTGTATAAAAAAAATAAGCCGCTTCCCACGAAGGAAAACGGCAATTTTTACGCAATTTTTACGCAATTTTGGCAACAAAAAAAGACCTTGCATTTCTGCAAGGTCTTTAAATATGGCGGCTTATTTTTTCAAGGCCGCTATCAACAATATATTGGATTTGGCGAACTGACATATCGACTTCTTCTGCAAGGTTTTCATAGGTTATCTTGTCAATAAGTTTTCTTTTAAGAATCTTTCTGTTTCTTTCGCTCAAAACCCATTCGTCTATAAGATGTTCCCTTGTTGACCGCGGGATATCTTCAAAATCGTTCAGCTTCAAAAAAATTCTCCTCGAAGCCGAAGCAAGCCGTTTTATAGCATTTTATTTTTGCCCGGCGTTATTTTTTGTTAAGTTCAAGAACTGCGTTTTCGATAAGGTTGTCAAGGGTATCGTAATCAACGGTAAGCCCTTTTTTGTTAAGATACTGCAGAACATAGGCTTTTTTCTGTTCGCCCATACCGCTTTCGGTATAAATCATTTCTGCCGCACCTACCGCAATTTCAACCCATTTTGCAATATTGGAAAATTTTGTTTCTCCCCATTTTTCTTTAAGATAGGGAATTGCATATCTTGCCGCAACTGCCGCAAGAACTCCAATAACAGCAACTATAACTTCGGTAAGGTCAATATATTCCCTTTGCTATTCCTCCTTAAAATGCTCGCCTGTAATTTCAATGTTGTTTTCTTTCATAAGTTTGATTTTGTTTTCCGCTTTTGCTTTGTTTTCGTAAAATCCAATAACCGCCATGATAATTCCGGAAACAAGAATAATAAGCTCCGGAACCGGGGTCAAATCACCGGTTATATAAATCATATAGCAACAAAAAGCAAGAACTGTAAAACAAAAAATCAAAACCCAAATAACAAGTTTTTTTGAAAATTCCAAAGGTTTTGTTTTTTCAAATTTCAGCTTTAATATTTCAGATCAACTCGGTTCTTTTTCTGATTAACTCGACTGGTTACAGAAGGTTTTTCAAAAACTTTCTTTGGTTTATAAGTTTTCCCAAAACCTTCTACAATGGCTTTTGCAAGTCCTTCGGCGATATCTTCTTTGTTTGCTATATAAATGTCAAAGTCCTTGCGGTTTGTAAGGAAACAGATTTCAACAAGGTCTGTGGAAAGCCCTTTTTCCCATGAAGTTCTGATAACTCCGAAATATTCCTTTTTGTTTGCCGTCGCATCAAATTTTTTTGTGGAAACATTCATTTTCTTGTCAAAAGTTTCGTTTCTGTTATTGATATTGTTGCTTCGTGCAAAAGGTTTTCTTTCGTTAAAATATTTTGTCAGAATTTCTTTAAATCCGACTTCAATATTTGCCGCAGTTTCCTGGTATGGAACAAAAACTTCTGTTCCGTTTGCGCTTTTGTTTCCGAATCCGTTGAAGTGAACGGAGAGTGCAAAATCGCACCCTGCGTTTACACATTTTATCGCTCTTTCAGAAACATTTCCGGGGTTTACATCTTTGGTCCTTGTAAGAAAAGTTTCAAAACCGTTTCTTTGCAAGTGTTCGTCAATTAAAAGCGAAAGTTCAAGAGTGTAATCTTTTTCGTAAAGACCGTCAATAACCGTATCAATGGTATATGTTCCGGTATTACTTCCACCGTGTCCGGGGTCAAGTCCAATTTTAATTGCCCTTTAATCACCTCCTTTAAACCGAAGTTCTTGAATTTCCTCCAACATTTTTGTAACCATTCCGTTTCCGCCCAAAGCATGATATGCGTTATACATATCAAGATAATTTTCGTAAGCATAAGACGAAATTTTTTCAAGTTTCATATATTTTTCGTGGTCTGCCATAAGCTCTCTGCGGAGCAAAAGCATCATTCCGGTGCTGTTGTTTTTTCGCTCCTTTTTCTGCTCTTTAAGAACCCAAACAATATACCCGAGAATAATCGGTATGACAAACTCAATAAAATAAAGAAGATATTCTTTCCCGAAAAACCCTCGCTTTCTTTTATCTCAATTACATATTACCAAAAAAGTGTAGCCCCAAAACAGACTATTTATAACCTTTTTTGCCTTTAAGAATGTTGTAAAAAGTTGTTGCTTTTTTCTTGCTTCCAAAAGCGTCGGTAAGGGCCGCCATCAAATCTTCTTTTTTGTTATAGCCGATTGTTGCGTTATAACCCTTAACAATATCTTCTTCGGACAAACCGAATTTTTTATAAACAGAAACTTTTTTATCTCTGTTTTTTCCATTGTCTATAACGTCGTCGATATTGTAGTTCCAATCGCCTTCGGATTTATAATAAATTTCTCTTGCTCCGTAAACATCTTCTTTAAATTCTTTTTGAATTTGCTCAAGGTCATTTTCTTTTCCTTTGGTTGCATCGTTTTTGATTTTGTAAAGAGCAAGCTGTTTGCTCGGTTCGCTTGTAGCTTTTTTGTATTTGCTCATATCAACTCCGGCAATATACTCCATAAGAGCAACGTCCTGTTTTGCCGAAGTTCCTTTGTCCGCAATAAGCTGGTCAAGCATTTTTGCTTTTTTATTATCGCCGTCAAGATTGCTGTAATGGTTTTTGGCGATAAGATAATCTGCGTTGGAAATTCCATGTTTGCTTTTTGCTTCTTCAATGTTTTTATACCATTTTGTGTCTGTGGCATAATTTGAAACTTCCTGTTTTCCCTTAACATTGGCATACGAATAAACATCGGAAACGATACTTGCTTTCTGCTCGGAAGAAAGTTTTTTGAAATCTTTATCGGCAATAAGCTGGTCGAGCATATTATATGCCGTTTGCCCTTTTTTCTTTTGAGCATCAACATATTGTTTGCCCGAAAGATTAAAGTTTTCTCCGTCAACATTAAAACTCTTTGCAAAGTTTTTAGGAAGAATAGAACTTTCTCCCGTGTCCGCATAAAGCTGTTTCAGCATTTCGTCAACTTCTGTTGTTTTGTCTTTTTTATAAGTACCCGGAGAAATAAACGCGTCAAAAGCCCAACCAAGTTTTGTATCTCTGTCGCTGTGCGTTTTAACTCTGCCCCATGCATCAACTTGTGCTGAAAGATTTTGAGATTTTCCCGGAATTTTTGACATAGCGGTTTGATATGGAACTTGAATTATGTCCGAAATATTATCTGTTTTATCAACATAATATACATTTCTTTTGGTGTTGTCGGTGGTTTTTGTAATTGCATTAAGAACTTGCGGAACAAACTGGTTTGCATAATCGCCCAAAACATCAGCAACAACTTCTTCAATGTCGTTGTATTGATTTGTCAAAAGATACTCTATGTTGGAAAGCATAGACATTTCAATCATCGGATTTGCAATAGAAGCAAGTGTTCCTGCAAGTCCGCTTGCCGCAACAGATGCAAAGTTTTCCGAATTGACTTTGTTTTTGAGTTCTCCGTTCCAAGTATCATAAGCAAGCGCACCTGCAAACAATGGCATAACTGAGCTTCCAAGCCATTCCATACTGTAAGAACTTCCGTCATCAAACTTAATAGCAAACGCTTGTTCTCCGAGAAGTTTCTGGAAATTTTTTTCATCGTCATCATCGGAAAGCCCGTTTGTAATTTTTCCGATACTTCTTAAAAAAGCACCAAGCGCCATAAGTTCAAGTCCGGTAAGTCCTTTTGCAATATCATTTATTGCTTTTCCAGGGTCAGAAGAAGTAGGATTGTGCATTACTTTTGCCATTTCTCCAATACCTTTAAAAACACCGATTGGGCTATAATCGGATGCTGTTTTTAAAATATTGATAGGAACTTTTTTAAACGGCAAAAGAGTTTCCGAAATAAGATATCCGGCGACGCTTTTGTTTGAAAAGTTTTTAATAGAATCGGCAAGTTTGCTGTCTTCGTTAAAAGTGTTGTAAAGGGCTTCTGCAAAAGCTTCCGCTCTTATTTTATCCATTTTTGCAATATTTTCCGGATTTGCTGCGGTTTCTGCGGTGATTTTGTTTGCCCTCATTCTCTGCGCAAGTTCGTGCGCATAAGTAAGACTTTTAAAAGCATCGTCTTCCACATCGCTCAAAAGCCAGGAGTTTAAATCCATCACAGAACCAAAAGCACCATGTTCAAGAACAGTTTTTATTCCTTTGGAAAACTTGTTATTTCCTTCGATTTTTTTAGAAAGATATGTAGTTATCGGGTCGCTGTTTTGGTTTGTCTTGTATTCTCTGATAAAGTTATTGGTATTGCTGTCATATTTTCCGGAAGTATCAAAAATCTTTTTTGCATTATCAAAGTCTTTTATTGCAAAAATATAATCTTTTGGATAATAAATAGCAGTGGTTTTTTGTTGTGCGTCATCAAAACGATGCAGTTTTTCTGATTTATTTTCAAGTTTTTTTGCTTCGCTTGTTTTTCCCGAAGCAATAAGCTGTTCTATTTTATCATCAACTTTTTTAGCTCGTTTTGTTTGTTCTTTTGCATAAGCATTAAAAGCCGCTTCAACCGGAACTTTTGTTGCATCTTTAAATCCATTTACAATTGCCATAGACATATTGGAAACAACGTTTCTTATATGTGTTCTGGGGTTGGAAAGCATACACCAATAACGATAATTATTAAATCTTTGCCAAAAACTTGTGGAAGTTTGATTTGCAAGGTCTTTATAAACTTCGTCCCATGCTTTTCCTTCCGCATCGGTTCCTGCCGCCGCAACAGCTTTGTCAACAAGGTCTTGATTAAGAACAATTTCTTTGCCTTTACCTTTGCGGTCTTTGTTAAGTTTTTCAACAAGTCGGTTTGCCATGTATTCGCCGTCTTCTTTAAGGTTGATTCCGTTGGTATCGACCAATTTCTGTAATACCTGAAGACTTTGCAAAAGCTGACCGCCTTTTGTCGCGGCATAGTTAATGTCGGTTTTTATATCAAGTGATTTTTTTCGATATTCTGCTTTTTTCTGCGGATCAGTTTCAGTTTTTGCTTTGTTCTGATAGAAAAGAGCTGTCATTGCCGCTTTGGTAATATCGTCTTTTTCTATCATTTTGTTGTGGTCGATTTTATCACGCCAAACTCCGTATGTTTCATCAAGGCCATTGTTTTTGATATCATCAATAGCCCTCTGCATACTTCCGGCATCAGTATTTATTTGATGTGCATATTTTTCCGGGTGCTGAATAACATCGTCCATATAATCATCGTCGCCGAGTTTTGAACCTGCCATATAGCCAATGTCTTCGCTCATTGCAACGCCCGGTGCAATTTGATTTGGAACTTCAAAATAGTTATCTTTTGCAATTTGTTCTTTTCTCAAAGACTGTGCGCCGAATTCATTAAGTGCTTTGTAAAAAGAGTTCTGACTTTGCATTCCGCCAACTGTGTTCGGATGAGCACCGCCTTTATATTCTTCATCTTCACGAGCATTGTTTTGAGCATCTTCTGGAATGTATTCAGTTTTATCTTGAACTCCGATTTTGTTTTCGGGTTCTTTTTCGTTAGTTACATCGTATTCTTGTCGAAAGATATTTTCAATTTCTGCGGTGCCTCTGCCTTCGGAAGCAAGCTGAACTATTCTGTCAATCATCGTCGGCGTTGCTTCTTTGGTTTCTTCCGCATTTGCAAACGCACCTTCCTGCTCGTTTTGAACTTCGGGAGTGACATTTTCCGTTTCAATAACGGGTGGTTCCACAGGGGCTACAGGGGCTTCTGCGGAAACATTGGTTTCGGTTTTCGGTGTATAGTTTTGATAAGCATTTGCTGTCCCGCCAACTCCACCAAATCCTGCGCCAAGAACAAATCCGCTTGCAACGTTTTGAAAAAGTTCTGCGACGTTAAAATCGGTTTCAATTTCGCCTTTATAAATAAGGTCGGCAATAACATCGCTTGCGTATTCAAAAGCATATTCAAGGCCTTCTTCTCCGCCTTCTCCAAGTCCTGTGGAAAGAACGTTTGTAAGCCAGTTCTTTGTTGCAAATTCGTCAAGATGTGTAACAACTCTGTCAACGCCCGGAATTTTGGAAACTCCGGTTTTACCAATACCGGTAAGGCCTTCTGTTATCGCCGAAATAGCACCGCTTCCGATTCCTCGATGAAATGCTTCAGCTTTATTCCCTCCGGCTTCTCTGGTATCAACATATTTTTGAGCACCGGCAGAAACGCCCTGCACTCCGCTAAAGACTTTGTTTGCAACGGGTGTCGGTGCCCCCGGAAGAAGAACACTTGCGAGAATTGCCTGCGATGCCATGTTTGCTCCTGCATCTGCAGTATCAATAAGAAAATCTCCGAAATTTCCGGTGTTTTCTTTTGCCTGCATAATCTGCTGGTCTGCCAAATCTCCAATCTGTCCTGCGGTATTTTTGGCAATAACATTTTTTGCATTTGTATTTAAAAAGTCCGCAAATTTGCTGTTAAACATTCTTTCTTCCGGATTGTCCGAAATATTATCGTCAATAATTCTTGCAATATTTTCAACGGTTTCGCCGCCGGCAGAACGCAAACGGTTAAAAAGCCCTTTTTCAAGGCTGTTTCCCGTGGGGTCATTATAGTATTTTTCTATGGTACGGTATTTATCATAAATCTGATTGGAAAGCTGTGTTTTTCCATATTGTGTTGCAGACATCGGTTTCTTTTCCGCTTCGCTTGAAATAGCTTTTGCGGAAAAAGAAGCCGGTTTATTTGCAACATAAGAAAATTGCTGTGCCTTGCCTGTGGCGTTGTTTGTGGTTTTCTTTGGCGTAACTTCTGTTTCGGTTTTCGGCTTTGCTTCGGTTTTATAAAGGTTAGGGTCGGTACGCCCAGCCATAATTTCTTTTTCCTTTTTTGCGTCCTGCTTAACCTTTTTATTTTGCTCTTTAGTGGATTTTGCGGCTTCTTCTTTTGTCATTTTAGGTTCAGTAGGACCGCTCTTTTTGGAATTTTGCGAAAGTTTTTTCTGTTTATTATAAAGCTCTATAGCTTTCTTTTTTTCTTCTTCGGTTAATGCCATTTTCCCACCACCTTAATAAATATCTTTTATTTTGTGCGGAATATATTTGTTTGCCGCATTTACTCCTCTGACATAATACTGTCCGAATTTGTTGGAACGGTAATCGTTATCATCATCAATAAAAGCATTTGCTGCAATTCCATAAGGGAAAGCACCTCTTGCAAGGCTTTCGTGATAAATTATTTCATCGTTTATGTTTTTAATAATTTGCGGAGCAACAAGAAGTTTTTCTCCGGCCCATTCTCTTATAGCGTTTTCAACCTCAAAAGTTTCAAGAAGCATCATGTTGACCCAACCGACAACATATTTTTGAAGGTCTGGGTTATCGCTGGGAACTTCCGGAATATAACTAATGCCAAGTTCGTAAATTTCTTTTGCTGTCACAGTAAATCACCGCCCATTCTGTCAACCGTTTCAGCTTTGGTTTCAACCCTTCCGCTTCCATCGTCTTTTATGTAGTTTGGATTCATTCCCATATCCTGCGCCTGCTGTTGCATCATCATAGTCATTTTCTGCTGAGCGCGAAGCTTTGCAATAAGTTTGCTTTTGCTCTTAACAACATGGTCCGGAAGTGCTTCAAGATACATAACAGGATCAGTAAATACTCCGTTAACAAGAAGCCCGTCTGCAGTCTGTGCCTGCGCTATTTCGCTCCAATAAGCGGAAGCACCGATGTCAACAATCATCTGCATATCGTCATAATCTTTTGCGTCAAAATCAAAGTCATAAAGAACTTTTTCTTCTTCGCCGAACTCGTTATACATATCTACCGAAACAGTTCTTCTTCCGTAGTCAACTCTCATCATTTCAAGCATGATAAGAACACAATCCTCCCAAAACTGGTAATATGCCTGTCTTTGAAGTTCAAGCGGAGCGGCGGAAGCTTTCTGCGTTGCAATAATTGCAGAAGTATTTTCTGGCTTGATATCACCGAGAGCGGCATCGGAAGCACCCATAAGCTCTTTGGAATAATCAATAGTTTTATCTACAAGCTGAATTGCCTGCTGGCTCATATCGCTGGGCTTTGTGCTTTGCATTACTGCATCATTAACTCCGCCAACAACTCCTATTGCCTGTCCGACAGCGTTATCCCAACCGTTCGGAAATTTTGTCATATCGTAAACGATTTTCGGAAAGGCCATTGTTTTGTGATGCACCATGCTCATCGCCAAAAGTTTGTTTACAAAAATCTGGTTGGGAATAAGACCGGTAATACAGCTCTGTCCGTGATAACTGGATTTAACATTTTCCCACGGCATCCACGCAATAGGATAAAGTCTGTATTCTGTGTTAGTGTCTTCTTTGAGCATCACTTTTTTGGTGCATTTGGCAAAATGAACTTCTCCATCCTCTTTCCAAAAACGCGTGAGCACCGTTACAAGTTCATCGTCAAAATCTTCGTCCTCTCCGTAATATCTTTCGTGATCCGGAGTAATGTTCTCAATATCTTCTTTTTTAACGCCATAAGATTTTGCCATTCTTTTTACTTTTTCAAGAGTAAGCCTCTGAACAACAATAATTCTGTCCTGTGTTTGAACTTCGTCATTGTGCGGATTTCCGAACAAAACCTTTGTATTGTCGGTAAGCTCAATGGCAATATCTTCAGTATCGTTATCGTAATAAAAGAAAAAGCAACCGTCACCGTCAACCGCCGCGTTTCGAAGCATTTTTCTCGCTTTGGTTTTTGCTTTTGTTTTTTCAATAACTCTTTCAATTTCGTTTTTAAAAATATCACAGCAAACTCTTGTTTCTTCCGTGTCCTGCTTTGCTCTGAACTGCACCGCAATATCGTCCGAAACAAGCTGGGAAATAAAGTAAGAAACAACTCTTTTAAGAAAATTAAAAGTCGGTTTATCAATGTCGGGAGCATTAATGCCTACCCACTGATTACCGATATAAAAATTTTCGTTCTTTTTTACATTTTCATTAAGATTAATGCTGTCGTTATATTTTTCGCCTTTTTCATATTCCCTGAAAATGCTGTCCGGAGTAATTTTTTTATCCCTTAATCAATTTCCTCCTGTCCTTCGGAACTTCCGTTATATGCGGCAAAATTCGCCCACTGCTGTTTAAGCCTTCTTTCCGCTTTCTTTTCTTCCGATTCAAGAATTTCGTTTTTATTCTTATAATTTTTTGCGATTAAAAAGGCGGGTACGCCAAAAAGCGCACCGCCTATAATCATTCCAAGAGCAAAAATAATAACTTCCATTATTTTACCTCCTTACTCAAAATGAATATCTGTAACGGTTACCGGGCTGTTTCCCAAGTTGGGCGGCCAGAAAAACAAATATATCATTCCGGAAGTCTTATCTCTTTTTGAAATGTCAAATTCAAAAACTTTCTCTTCGTCATATATAAGCGTCAGATTGTCATTTTCTCCGTTTGCTTTTGCGCTCCAACTGATATAAGCATCAAAATAATTGTAGGCATAATCATCTCCGCCAGAATTGTTTGCTCTTGCCTTAACAAAAAGTTTCGTATAACCCGCTTTAATAGGAACCGCAATTCTTACTATCCTTATTTTAAAATAAACTTCGGAGTAAGAGTTATGCGGCACATTAGGAAGTTTATATGAAACATAATCTTCTGCTGAACCCCAGCTTACGCTGCTTCTGCTTCTTGCTTTGATTTCGCTGTAATTTTGAAGCGGTGCTCCCGGTGTGAAAACAAAAAGCGGTTTTGGCTTTCCGCTCATCATCATTCTTCGTCTGTCCATTCTTCCTCCTCAAGCCATTTGAAAACATCTTTTGGTTCTTCGTTTTTGACACAGGCGATTCCCCAGTCCATAAGGAACCGCCCCATTCCGTCAGCGTCAAAACTTTTGATTTTGTAAAGCCTTGTGTTCTGTACTTTTTCAAATTCAAGCTCCGCTCCGCAGTATGGACATTCTTCGAGTTCGTTGTGTTCGCCTTGCCACCGCAAAGCCTTGTTTGAAAGCCATACCAACGCCGCAGAAAGCAAAAGGCAGAAATAAAGGTTTTCCAAAACAAAGTTTCCGTCAATATATCCGTAAACAAAAAAGATTGTGACCGCCATGCCGATTGCCTCAAAGGTCGATTTAATTGTTTTAAGAAGCTTCATCAAAACCACTTCTTTCTCTGTCATTGCGAGGACGCTGTCCGTGGCAATCCGTTTTTTTGATTTCTGCAAGCGTTTCTTCGCTGTCAAGCCGAAGCCATATATTAAGAAGAAGCATTGCAATATTGAGAATTGTTAAAACATATAAAGCCTGCATTTTACGCTCCTTTCTTAAAAGTTAAACCCTTGTTGTAGTTTTTTAAACATCAACACAGAACACAACGCCCCTTGCGGTTGTTGTATGTGAAGCAAGTGTACCGCTTTCGTCAACAACAGCACCGCTTGTATTAACGTAACAATATGCGTAATTATCTACACTTCCTTGCCAACTAAAAGAGCTTCCAAGCCAGTAACTAACAGCAGTTGTTCCGTCTTTTCCCATTTTTCTTATTCTATCAGCATTAGATGTAAACAAATTATATTTTGTTTTGTCCGAATACAGAGCATCAAAGTCCCCTGCGTACGTATCAACATTTATTCCTGCAAGCAAGCGAATATTTGCATTCATACCAAATGTTACAACTGGTTTACAAACACTACGAAGCTCTTCGGGTAAAGCAGGATAAATCGTGTTTGTTAAATATGTACCCAAATCGCTACCCAAATAATTTAAAGGTGCTTTGGATTCTTTTGAATGTGCCGCTTTTACAGTTTTTAACGCATGGGTAAGCGTTAAAACCAACTGGCCAGTATCTCGAATATGCGCTATAACAAATTCAATATTTTCCGTTGTTCCGTCTGCATAGGTCAGAACTTCCTCTCTTGTATCACCGACTTTGAAAGTATTTGCACTTGTTCCTGCCGTAGTAATTGCAGAAATTTCGTCCCACGGCATAGTTGCAAATGTTGCTTTTTCTTTCCAAGTTGCGGTATAACTCATATCGCCTGTTACAGATGTATTCGGTGTCCAAGCTACAAAGTCATATCCGTCTTTTGTCGGTTTATAACTCGGTGTTGTTCCATAAGCAAGGCTCTCTGTTTTCAGTACGGTTGTTCCGTCGCTGTCATAATATGTGATAGTGTAATAACGAAGAACCGCCGCAAAGTTTGCGTAAACTGTCTTGTTTGCCGTTACTGCTTTAAGAATGTTGCTGTCAAGTGCTCCGTTCGGTGAAGCAGACCAACCAACGTGTGTGTAATTATACTGTACCGTGCTTTCTTTTGTCGGTTCGGAAATAAGCCCACGAACAACAGGGTCGGCGCAATCGTCACCGTCTGCAACAGGGCGTTTATAAAGTTCGGTACTTCCGTCCTCACTCATAAAGGTGACAAAGTGAACATCAGAATAATCGCCGGAACCGCCGCCGCTTTTTGCCGTCTGCTGTCCGATTATAAAAGATAAAGGGTCAAATGCCATCTAATCACCCCCATGTAAAAATGGTTTCGCCGCCGTTGCTGTCCGTTCTCTTTGTCGGTTTTCCGTTTGCATCAAATTCAAAAGTGTGCGTAAGGCTTGAACCGTCCGCGTAATTTTCAACAACAATGCCGTTTGCTTCATATCCCCTAAAATCGACCTCTACCGCTTCTTTAAGACCAACGCTTTCTTTAAGCGATGCAAAAATAACCTGAATTCCGCTTGCGTTTACGTTGACCGTAACTGTCGCAGGCTCAACTATGTTAACAACCGAAATACATTGGTAATCTCCGCCGATTTCCGCTCCATTCATTATGATTAACGCATTTACGACTGCTCCCGTGTTGACTGGAATAACAAAGCCCACCGGACCTTTTGCAAGTGCTGTCTGAATTGCCGCCGTGTCAGTTTGAAGAAGTACCGAACCGCCTGTAATCGGAATTGCATCAAGTCCCATTCCCGCAAGGTCAAAAACAGGAATTTCAAAACTTTCCGGAATATCTTCTTGCTTTGCAATGGGAACAGCAGAAAAAGTCCATTCGCCGGTTTCAATGTTTCCAACAAGGCTTGCATTGTAAAGTTCTCCGCCATATTCAAAAGCAACCGATGCCGCAACACCCTCTAATATGTTTAGTGCAAGGCTGAAATTCGAAAAGAAAACAACTCCGAAAGTGCTGTCAGTATGGTTTATAAGAATCGTTTTTCCTTCCGTAATCGCCGTCAAAACTTCGTTCGGCGTTGTGTTGGAAGTGTTTCCGTTAAGTCTTTCAACGGTTCCGCTTTCTCCGGGTTCTCCCTTTTCTGCAAGAAGCACCCATTTTCCGGTGGTATCTCCTTCCGGAATAACTCCCTTTACCGGTGCGGGACTGTTTACGGCTACAACGTAGGAAGAACCGTTATAGCTGACTACATCTCTTGAAATCTGTTCGTCCTTGATTGCGGAATAACTTGTTTCTTCGTCCCATTCGCCCTGCCATACAAGCCCCGGACGTCCGGTCGCACCTTTTTTGCCGTTTCGGATTACCCAATCATATCCTGCTCCGTTGGTAAGAATTATATTAAGATGGTTCATTCCGCCGTCTTCGGCAGAACTTTCTGTTTCAATGCTTTCAATTCCAACGCCGTCAATTCCGTTTTTTACGTTCCAACCAAAACCGCGTCCGTCGGTAAGATTGATTATAACGTTGTTTGTTCCGCCGCTTTCGTCGCTTTCTGAAACTATAATGTTTTCAATTCCAACACCTTCATCTCCGGTGTTTCCTTTTGGAATTGCAAAGTTAAAAATCGGTTTTTCTGCTGTTCCTTCAATACTGAATTGTGCTTGCGCGTCCGGAGGAAGTGTTGTGATAACGCCAACCTGTATTTCCGGGGTTTTGCCCGGTGTTCCGTCTTCTCCGTCAAATTCTCCGTTTGCCGCTGCTTCACGAATCTGTTCTGCAATCGAAAGTGCTTCTTCCGAAGTTGCTTTTGCTTCGCCCGCGGTGTCAAGTGCATTTTGGCTTTTTGCGTCAATCTGTTCTGCGGCAGAAAGCGGAATCTCCGGAAGCGGATTTTCGTTTTCTGCGTTCCCGTAACTTTCGACTGTAACATAAGCCGTGTCGGTGGTGACCCTTGTGGTTCCTTCCGTGTCTGTTCCGTGAAGTTTTACTTCCCAAACGCCAACGCCAAGATTAAGGTGCATATCTTTCGTGATTTTATCGTCAACAAGGTTTATGTCATAAACAACATCGTCTTTGGTAAAATGCGCCCATTTTGAAAGTCCGCTCCAATCATCGGTTCGGAAGTCAAAAGAAGCTTCAACATAATCTATCGAATCAGAAACAAGCCGAACTTTTCCGCCGGAAAGATTCTGGTTTCTGACTGTGAATCTTAAAAGTTCCATTTCTTATTCACTCCTTTTGCGAATGATAAGGCAACCTCTTTCAAGGTCAAATTCCCAACGGCTTCCCGCTGTTGCGGTTTTGATTTCTTCCGGGTCGTCAATATAGTCAAATCCTGTCATGCTGATATTGCCCGGTGCTCCGAATGTCACCCAACCGTGACAGCTTGCCGTTTTATCTTCGTCGCAAGTAAAAACAAAATCCGAAAGTCCGTCGCTGAAATAAACAACATTGTTTTCTGCGGTAAATGCTCCGGAAATTTCTTTTGCTGTTGGCGGAACAACAAGCCCGGAATTTTCTTTGGCAACCGTTTCAATTATTCCGGAACTTCCGGTCATAAGAAAAAGACCGTTTGTATTTCCGATTCTTCCGTCGTTGCTGATGTTTCCGTGAACGTGAACCTCTTTTGCCGCGCCGATATCTTCTGCCGTAATGGGGTCTGCGCCGTCTTTAAAATGCTGTGCCGCGTGTTTTTCTTCCGCCGCGCCAACCATTTTTGCGGTATAATCTCCCGTTCTCGCTTTAACGTTTCCCGCTCTTCCAAAAACGGAAGTTACTACACCGCTTGAAACAGCAAGTTTTTCAAGGTCTTCCTGCGTTGCAAGCTGATTTACAATATATTCAATAACCTCGTTTATTTTTGGAATTGCAATTTCGCGGACAATCTGTTCAACCGCTTTTTGCATATCTTCTGCGGAAAGTCCCGGAACATCTTCCTGCCCTAAAACGCCTTTTCCGACAAGGTCGTTGTCAGTTATTTTGTTAAGTTCCATTTTCCCACCTCACTTCTTATATCTTCCGCTTTCGGTGTATTCAACAGAAAATCCATAAAGACCAAAGGCTCTGTTAAGTTCTCTGCAAGATACCCTAAAACCAACTTTATCAAATTTCTTTATTTTTACTTTTGTAGTTACAGTTTTGTATGTAGAGTTCCCGCTCCATGTGAAGTTTTTCCAATTTATTCCGCTCCATGCAAAATAAGAAATTTTGTCGGACCATTCTTTTATTGTTTCCCAAAAACCATTTAAGCGTCGTTCAAGAATAACCTTATTTTGTGGAAACGGAACAAGCTCAATTGCAACAGTCCGAATTGTTTTGTTCCTCCAAAAAATATTTCCATCAAAATCCGGGAACGTCCAATATGCGTTAATTGGTTTTGCTCCGTTTTCAGAATAATCTTCGTAAGCATTTGCGGAATTGGCTTCATTGCTGAATTTAAGTACATTTCCTTTTCTATCTCCAAAATACAATGCGTTGTCTTTTTCCCAAAGAATATTTGCATCAATTCCGGTCCAAAAATAACACTCATATTGAAAAGTAGATAAAGGTTCACCTTTTGCATAGCTTTTTTGAGCCGTATCAAGGAAGTAAAGTCTATCGCCAAGAGAAATTACATAATACTGTTGAAACTTCGTGCATTCGGCATTTGCAAGTCCCTCATGCGCCGTTATAGCTTTATTTATAAAGTAAGAGCGGTTTTGTGTATATATTCTTCCGTCAATATCCGCAGGAGTAATTGCATAAACTCCTCTTGCGGTTATAAAAAGCGGTTCCGTTTCCATATACACAAAAGAACGCGGCGCAATTGCTTCTTCGCCTTGCATAACACCTGTTATCGGAAAAGTCGCTCTTGCGTCTTCGTCAATATTGTATTTTCTTAAAACAATAGAACGCCCATCATAAGACGGATAAATATGCGTTGCAAGTTGACCTTCAATAATGGAATATCCGATTATTTTGCTTTTACCTTCGCCAATGCTCATATAATTCAAGTCCGGAAAATATTCCGGGGTGTCCGATTGGCACCAAAAATCTATATTTGCAAAATCTTTATTGCCCGAAACAAAAAGTCTGTTTTGAGTTCCTGCGCTGTTGTAAGCAACGGAAATATTGCAAAAACCGATTTTTTCAAAATAACCGTCAAACCACTTTGATGCTGTGATTTTTACGTTGTCTTCACCTGAAACGGGAGTTTTGCCCGGTGCCGTACCAAAAGTTAAAGTTCCGGTTTCTCTGTTTACAGTAAAATCTGTATTTTCTGTTTTGGCTGTCCAAACCCCGTCTTCGTTAAGAACTTCAACAGTAACATTTTTGGGAGAAAGTTCCGCAAAAGAAAGCTGAAATTCTGTTGCTTCTGCATTCTCTTCTATAACTAAAAAACTGTCCGTAAAATATGAGGAAAGAAGGTTTACGTCTTCATAAGCAACGCCGCCGCCGGAAGGATTTTTTGAAATAAAAACTGTTGGAATATACGCATCGTCAGCCAACGGATAAACGTGCTCGCCATCACAAACAATCGGTTCAAGCCCATCAAAAATATAAAGTTTTTCGCCAATTACTTGCGCTGTGCTTTTTTCATTATTCATGCCAGACCATGCTTCTTTATCGTCAAGAAACAAAAGTTTACCCGCATGGATTATTTCATGCCCAAAAAGTTCCCATCTTCCGTTGATTTTTCCGCCGTAATTTTTAACGAGTTTATATCCTGTTCTTTTTACAGGCTTTCCTAAAAGGTCACCTATCATATTGGGAGCGTCCGGACTTCTTTTTATATCAATTTGAGCCGGAGCAGACGAAAGGTCAACTCCTTTAAATTTGTTTATTTCAAAAATATTGCGTTTAACAGAGGGTGCATCTTCTATATTGGGAAACTGCATAAACTCCCTCCTTTTTATTTAAAAAGATTGCCGTAATTCTGTCTTAACTTGTTCAGATATTCTTGTGCTGTCATTTGCGGTTGTCCTAAATAACTTGTGCCGTATCTGTTATTTGTCATATTTAAAAGACCGCTTTTTTCAAGCTGTTCAAGCTCCCATTTTCTTCTCATTTCATCAAGTCCCTGCCGATAAGCCGCCATAATTTCAAGGAAATTTTGATTGTTTTGAAGAACACCCTGCTGATAGTTATATCCGGCTTCTGCAAGGCCGTTCATATAATTACCCTGCGCGGCTGTTCTTTGATTTGCATAGTCGGCATTGTTTCGTGCAATAAGTGCCTGCGCCGCGCCGCCGTTGATTCCTGCCGCGGTAAGCTGTTCCGGATATGCTCTTTCAACCATCTGCTGTTTAATATACGCTTCCCGCATTGCATCATCTTTTGCTTTTGTAAGCAAACCTTGCTGATATTCGTATGCTTGTTTAAGTCTGTCGTTTGCCGCTTCCATTGAAGCTTTATAGCTGTCTTCAACCGTAGTATCCGGAAGAATTTCAACCGGAGGAGTTGGCGTAGTAACATTGTTTTGAGAAAAATAACTCGGAAAACGCTTGTTATTAGAACCGGAACTGGCAGGTTTTACAGGGGTCGTATCTCCAGAACCCCCAAGGTCTTTTCCTATATACTGTTCATCACCGGCATGAGAATATCCGTGAGTAATAAGCTGGTCATTATATTTTTTATATCTGTCATTTATTGCCTGTGCCGCAGAAATATTTTTTTCTTGTGTGGTGCTTTTGTCTTGAGCCGCTTTAAGTTGGTCAAGAGCACTTTGCTTTTTTGCTTCATTTGCTGCATACTGCATTTGTTCAATGTATTTCAAAGTTCCTTCATTAGAAACTTTAGGCTTTGTTTGCGCACTTCCACCATCGTTTATTACTGTGGTTTTAATTGCCCTTTAAATTACCACCTTTCTATAAACAAAAAAGGGGGCTATAAAGCCCCCTTTAAATAACGTATTATTCTGCAACGTCGGAAACGAATTTGCCGGTTGCATAAGCAACCGCTTTAACAACGTCCGCATTTGCAAAAGCAGCAGAATATTTAGCTCTGGTTGCGGAATAACGGGGGTCGCTTCCATCGGTGGTGTAATAAATAGTTGTTGCACCGGTAGCTGCAATAGTGGTAGTGGACTCGCCCACAGTAATAGTAGGAGTTACAACTTTAAAGCCTTTGTCAACAACGGTTACAACGCCGTCGCAGCGTCTGCCGATTACAAAAGCGTCAAAGTAGAAATGACCCTGGAGAATATCACCGTCGATGTTTTCAGAATCAGTAATAATTCTGGTGTTCTTAATCTTCATGGGATCAAGAACAGCTTTGCTCTGGAAAGCAACCATGCGAACATTTGCAGGGAACCAAGTGTCGGGCATACCGAAAACTTTAAGAGTTCCAAACTCTTCAAATTTACCTTTGATAAGATATTTGTCGGTCTGTGCTTCAACATTGTTCCATCTGTCGGTGTCGCGGATAAGAGCAAGGTCGCCATATCTTACAGCAACATATCTGTCGTTGGTGTCAACAAATTTGTTGTTGTAATGGGTTTCAACACCGATAAGACCGGTGATAAGGTTTTTACCGGTAACGGAAGTACCTGCTGCTGCAAGTTCAACGGTATGGCCTGCTTCGGTAGCCCATTTGTTAAGGGTGTATTTATCGCAGAAAGGAACAAACTGTTCTCTGATCTGCTGGCCCATAACGTTGCCGGCTTTTTTCATCATCTGCTGGTCGGTGTTGTAAGTCTTATCAATAGCGATGTTGAAAGACTTGTTCTGGGTCATAGTCAGTTCCTGAAAGGTGTCCTGAAGTTCTTTGAGAGGACCAAAGCGGGAAGCGCTGTCACCTTTGGAAAGGTCATAGTTATTCAGTTGCTGGGTGATGATGTTATAGATTCTTATGGTTTTGTGACCGGTGAAATCAAATTCGCCTTTTGCTCTTCCTGCAAGGAAAGATTCGTGGGTATATGCGTTAACAATTTTTGCAAAGTCTTTTTCGTGAAGATTAATTGCCCTTATTCATACTTCCTTTCTTAATTGCCAAAAAGCCCTTTACTGAACCAATCTTCTTCCGAATCGCCGTCGTTTTCCTTAAGGCTTCCGGTAGATTTGGCTTTGTTTTTGGCTTTCTTTTCTTCTTTGGCTATTTTTTTGTTTAATTCTTCAAGTTTTGCTTCATACTCTTTTTTCTGTATGTAGCTTTCATAAGCGGTAATAGGAGAAACGCCTTTTTTTATCTGTTCCTCGACTTCTTTGGGGAACTCTTTTACATCCGGATATTTTGCAATAAACTCAAGAAAAGGTTTTTGTGCTTCATATTCCGCATCTTCTTTTGCTTTCGCTTCTCTTTCCGCTTTAGCGGTATTCATTTTGGAAAGATTAAGTTTTACGGCAAGTTCAACTTTTTCTTCGTCCCAATCGGGATGCTCGCCCATAACTTTATTTCTCTGAATATTTTCAGCAAGTCCCGGAAGCCCGTCTACCAAGAATTTAATATATTCTTCACGGTTCATTCCGTTAGCGTCTGCATATTTATCAATCAGCTTGTGCAGCGGCGAATTTTCATAATTTGCGCCTTTCTGCAAAAGGGAAACGACTTCATCAGCATTTTTCCCCATTCCCGCTCCGATTTTTTCAATAGCAGATTTATTAAGCTTGCTGGTCTGTCCGAAGTATTTAAAGTCAACAGTTTCTTCCTCCTCGGTGGTTTCTTCGTCGGTTTTTTCTGCTTCATCTTCAACTTCGGTTTCTTCCTGGGATTCTTCCGTTTCGGTGGTTTCCTCTACGGTTTTTTCTTCGGAATCTTCTTCGGTAAAATCAAAAAGGTTATCGTAGTCAACGCTGGTTTCGCTGTCAACTTCCGCAGTGGTGTCCTGCATAACCTCATCAAACATAATTTATTCTCCTTTCAGAACTTCTATTTTCTGCTTTACTTTTTCTTCAACGCCGTTATTCTGGCATTTAGGATTTCTGCAGGAATATACAAGAACTTTATAGATTTCGCCGTTTTCTTCGGCATAATAACTTCGCACAATGTTCTGCGCAATTTTACATTTCGGGCAGGTTTTCAAATCCATACCTCCTAAAAATTAAGCAATGATTGCATTTGATTTTCGTAATTGGTTTTGTTCCGCTTTTCTTCTTTTGAAACGTTCGCAGATGCAGGAAGCGGATGCCCTGCAACAAAATATCTGATAGCGTCCGGCGCGTGAGTTATCTCATGCGGTTCTTTTGAAACGTCGTTGGGATTCTTTTCATCAAACTGCAAAAGCGGAAGGCACCGTATAATTTCAGAACAATTTCGGAAAAACTTAATTCCGGAGTTTTTTTCTCCCTGCTCATCAATTATCGGGTGAAGCCATTCTTTTAAATCGTACCAACCCTGTATTCTGTTGTTGGTCGCTCTCGCAAGATAAACTCCGTGTTCGGCAAAAATATCTGCCGCGCTTCGTCCGGTATCGTTTCGTCTGTTCCATAGATCCGGCGGAGCATAAGCAATATAAACAGGGTCGTTTATACGACGTACAACTTCCGCTGCTTCACTGACCGTAAGCCCGCTCTTACAAAATTCTCTGTAAACAAAAGCACGGCCATATTCGTTTACCGCAACCCATTCGGCGGCAAACATATCAAGGCCGTAGTCTATCGTCAGATATTTTCGCCATGAAGGCGGTATTTCAAAAGGCTCACAAACATGGATTTCTCTGTTCCATTCGCTGAAATACTGTCCTGCATAAACATCCCAGTCACCGTACAGGTCAGCACGTTTTCTGTCTTCCGGAAGGTTTTCAAGTGTATCAATATAGCTGGGGTCCTTTTCAAGCAAAGCCTTGTTATCCGTAACAAGTGCCTGTATAAAAGTGTAATCTTCCGGCTTTTCTTTGTTTTGATAAATTCGGTCTATAAAAAGACGTTTTACCCACGCATGACCGACCCCGCCGGGGTTACAGGTCAGATACATTCTTTTCGGAAAACCATTCGTACCACGGATAGTTTCTGCAAGCCAATGGAACTGGTATTCCGTCATTTGCGTCGCTTCGTCAAGAAAAACAACGTCATATTCAACGCCCTGATACTGAAGAACGTCACCTTCGCTGTCGCAATATCCCAGCTCTATACGGCTTCCGTTCGGAAATACAAAAGCTTTTTCGCTGTCTTTGTATTTTGCGATTCCGTTTAGTATCTCCATAAGCGGTAAAGTGTGGTTTTTGCGAAGTTCCGCGAACGTTCTACGAATAATCAGAATCTTTATTCCCGGATAATTAAGGGCCATAAGCGAAGCTTTATATCTTACTGCATAAGATTTTCCGCCCGCTCTCGCTCCGCCAAACATCGTGTATTTTGTTTCGCTTTTGAAAAACAAAACTTGTTTCGGGTTAAGCGTTCCGATGTTTAATTCTTTCATTTGGCAAGTTCAGCTTCTTCATTACCCATAATGATTTTTACGGTGTTTTCGCTTTCAACATCAATAGGCTGTGTCGCTTTGCCCCAAACTCTTTCAATGATCGCCATGTTTGCGTCATAGTAATGTTTGTCTTTCGGGTTTCCCGCAGTTTTGATAAGTCTTTCGACAGCCTGGTATGCTTCGTCTTTTAGCTTCTTTTTGGCTTCTTCCGGGGTCTTCGGCCTGCCGCTGGGGTTTCCGCTCTGTCCCGGCTTGAACTGGTATTCTTTTACTCTCTCTTTGAAAGCAGCTCGTTTCGCCATCTCTGCTTCGTATTCTTCCGGAGTAAGAGAACTTAAATCAACTTTATGTCTTCCCCTTAAATTAACTCTCCCTTCTCATAGCAATTACAAAACAAAGCGCGGCAGCAACAACTCCGCCAACAATAGCAAACATCTTTGTTTCGTCTTTGATTTTTTCAATTTTTTCTTCAATCATTCGTCTGTCTGTCCAAGACGATTCCCACAAGCCGCTCATAGCTTTTTCAAATTCAGTACGGTCGATTAAGTCAATGCTGTCAACCGGAGCGGGTTCTGCCGCTTTTACGCGTTTCATGTTTCCTTTCATTAAATACCCCCTAAAATAAATTTGGTTGCGGGGAAGGGAATCGAACCCTTGTTCTCCAGCTAAGGAGGCTGGCGGCTTACCTCTGGCCTACCCCGCGCTATTTTTATTCATTGCCACGCACCCACCCTCTTGCGTTTTCAGCAATGACATTTTCCCACATAGCCAATGTCTGATAATCGCTCAAACATTTCTTAAAATAAAAAAAGCACCCTTCGGTGCTTTTCTACAATATCAATATATCACTTTTTATACTCCCCCAAACAGACAAGTTTCGCTTTAGTCTGCTAAAGTATTGGATTTTTGAAAATTCTCACGGGTAGATATAACTCCCCTATATAGCTACCCGGTGGTCCGGACCCCTACCCCCTACATATAAATATAGGTATATATATGCTTTCATATTTATATACACACCCCAGGGGGGGGAGAGATAAACCATAAGCATATATACACAGGGGACAGGATTTTTTATTTAACTTCGCTAAATATTGATTTAGTGCAGGATAAATGGGCATAATCTGCAATATTGCTTTACTATATGTTATAAATAGACCTTTTTTGTCTATTTTGCAGGATTTCACCTTCCGAACTTGCAAAACGCAGAAATTTCCTTACTTTTTATTAATATATTAAATATATATATTTATATATATATTTATATATATAATAAAAAGCGGCATTTTTCGGATCATCGCTCTTCCGGCTTTAAACGCTCAAAGTCTAAAAAACCGCATAAATAAGCCATTTTTAAGGCTTTTTTGTTTTTCATTCTCACGCTTATATATCTATATGTATCACATCAAAAACTGAAAGCTATTGAAAAACAACGCTTTTCTTCCCCGTTTTTCCTGCAAAATAAAACTCCGAAAAAATATTTAAAAAAATTTTTGCAAAACCTGTTGACATACTGCGGAGTATGTGCTATACTTTAGTCACACCGAAAGAGAATGAAGGGGGCGAAAGCCAATAGAAGGCAAAAGAAAAACATTTACCAGCAGCGAAGTAAAAGAACGCTACAACAAAAAAACCTATACGCGTTATCAGCTCACGCTCCGGAAAGTCGAAGATGCCGACCTGATAAACCGCATCGAAAAAGAAAAGGCTTCCGGTCTTTCGACATCGGAAGCGATAAAAAAACTTATTAAATAAAAAGACCGTTCCGCTTTCAAAGTTTGGCGACCACGAAGCAGAACGGCACACACAAACCCCGGAGGATTTGCATATATAATATATCACATCCTCCGAAGAAATACAACAAAAACGGAGGATTATTTTTATGTCAAGTTTCGTTATTTCCAAAGAAGAATATATCAAAGCCGCCGGATTTTTTGCCGGAATCGCAGAACAAAAAAATTACTACAAAGAATCTGTTATTTACTGGTGGAGCGATAACAAAAAACGCATCCTCACTTCCGAGGATTATTATAACGCTTTCTCCCAGCTTTACGAAATGAACGCCGTTTCCGTTATGCGTCAGTACGGCGACAAAGCAAAAGAAACCGATCCGAAAGATTATAAACAAACTTTTGTAAGATACTGAAGCAAGGCCGGCGAACTTTACCGCAACGTTTCTTTCGGTTCTTCCTCCGCTCGCCTGGACTTCCAGAAAGCCGTGTTTGATTTCTTTAACTTCACCCGCTCCGTTAACTATCAGATCGAGGACCGCAAACTCGCAGCAGACGCAAACAAGTTTTTACATAAATGTAACTCAATGTTGCTGGGCGTTCTTTATCAGATGAACCACCATGAGAGCGACTGCTGGGGTTCTTTCAGTATCTTTGACGAAAAAGAGGAGGCGTGAATTATGAATAACTTATATAAACTTCTCCGCAACTTCTCCGCCGCGCTTTTGCTGGTCCTTTGGCCTTTGGCTTTCTGCAACGTTTCAATTTTTGATTTAATTTAATTTCCTGCCCTGCCTAATCGGTGGGGCTTTTCTTTTTCTCTCCGACTTGCAAACGCACCAAATATTTGTTTTTATTTAAAATTAAAGTAATTTCAAGATAAAATATAAAACCGCCTTAAATCGCTTTTAAAACGCCTTAAAATAATATAAACAAAAAGACCGTCCGGAGATGCACGGAGCGGTCTTTTTGCGTGAACGTAAAAACTTATGAGGATAGGAGGTGTCAAAATGCTTCTGAAAGCTGGCCGCAAGGGAAGGAGTTGCACCCTCCGCGGGAAGGCTGACGGAACCGCGAAAACTGTTTCCCTGCGTTGTTGCCGTCTTTCCGGCTGCCAAACCGTCTTTCCGGTTCGCCATTTTTGAAAGGTCAGAAAGAAGAAAAAACTTCAATGTCCGTCACAGGTAAAACCCCTTAACCTGTGTTTTTATTATAGCACGCTTTACCGTCCCCCAAACGGACTATTTTATCCAAAAATCTCTTTTAAATCCCTCGCTATGTTGTAAATCATCGTCATGGGATCATAATCCATAAACAAAACCCCAAGAATAACGCTGAAAGCAAAAAGCCCTCCGACAATTCCAATTCCAGTTGCAAGCGGAACCGCCCATTTGTTCCAAAATTTTTTCATTGTTAAACCCCTTTCGTTGCTTTAATTATGTTTCTGACGTATTCTTCCGGAACATATACCACTCCGGAAATGGTTATTGTTTTTCCTGCGGCTTTAAACCTGTCTTTCTTCAAAAGCCGCAAAACTTCCTTTCTGCTGATTTTGTCCCGGTTTTCCATTTTCTTTATCTCCTAAAAATAAAATAAAAAGACTTTCACGGCTCATACCACCCTTCGATTTCTCCGTTTTCAATAACAAGCCTAATGCCTTCAAGATCGAGATAAAGCTTGTTTCCTTCCGCTGCTTCGTATGCACCCATGTGTTTCCAACGCTCTGTTCTGCTTCCAAAAAGAAATCTCCAGAACGGAAGAGCAATGCTGTTGCCGAGTGCCTTGTATCTTGCGCTGTCGGAACATTCGTGTTTCTTGCCTTTGGAATCTATCCATTCGCCTATGTTGGTCCAGTTATCTGGGAAACCTTGGAGCCTTTCGCATTCAAGAGGAGTAAGTCTGCGGACGGATTTATTTGCTACAAACATATCGTTGTAGGCATCTTGACCGTTATAGCTTCCTGCGTGTGCTCCTGGCGAAAGTGTTCCTGCAACTTTTTGATATGTAACAAGATTTTCGCTTCCACCGCCATTATCTCCTCCGTTTGCTCTCAATGTTCCGCAGCCTTCAATGTATTTACCGTAAGAACCTTGAGTATAACTTTGTATTACCGAAGGACCGCTTCTTCCTCCTGTTGCACAACTGGAACTGTTTAATGTAGCAGCAATATTTCCGGTAACCCCAAAATTATAAATATCTGCGAAAACACATGGTATATGGTCAGTATCAGCTGCCTTGTTCCTTAAAGGCATTGCAACATCTCCGGTTACAGCTTGATTGTATCCGTCAAAGCCGATTGAATTTCCAACGCTTCTTTCAGTTCCTTCGGAAGGTCTTTCCCTCTCTTCGCCGCTCGGTTCAATATTCCTTGACACGCTTTTGCACTCAAATAGTATTTCGGATGCGGTTCTTCCTCCAAAATCTGCGACAAGCGAGATGCGTTTTCTTCGTTGGGGAACTCCCCAGTATTGCGCATCGTGAGTTCTCCAAGCAATGCTCCATCCGTCTCCCACGATGCTTCCTGCTGTTGGCCATCCTTTCGGAGGCACAGGCACATCGGGAGCTTCCGGTTCTGCGATGCGGATGGTTTCTTCAAGGACAGCTGCGAAGTCTTTTCCTTTGTTGGAGCTGAAGGCTCCTGGCACGTTTTCCCAAACCATATATCGAGGTCGAACAGGGCGGTCTGCCCTTCCATCTGCTCTATTTCGTTTTGCATCCTGTTCTCTCATCTCCTTAACAAGTCTAATTTGTTCCATAAATAAGCCGGAACGAGCACCTGCAAGTCCTTCTCTCTTCCCCGCAATGGAAAGGTCCTGGCAAGGACTTCCTCCGATTACGCAGTCCACAATTGGAACTTTGTAACCGCTTATCTTTGTAATATCTCCGAGATGTATCACTTTTCCATCTCCTCCATAATTTTCGGCACATCTTCCATGCTGATTACTGGGATTTTTACACCCTCGTCCATTTGAGCACCGCAATGCGGGCAAAATTTGCTTTTCTTTTCTTGCTCATCGCATTCGTATAACACTCTGCCGTAGCAATTTGAGCAAACTGTTCCTTCACAACCCCATTTTTTCCAATGTGCGTGAACAACAGGTTTTGCTTCTATGGTAGGAGCATTTCTAATTGACCTCTCAACACATTCCATTGTGGTTTCTCCATTAATGCAAGGTGTGTATTTCTTTACAAATTCAATCATTGTTTCTATATCTGCAAGTCTTTCAGCCATTGTCATTCTCCTTTCAATCAGGTTTTTTGGGATAAAGTTCTCCCCATTTTTCAGATAAAAGCACATTCCAAATTACATTACGCTTTATAATTTGTGTTGAAAATTTCTTTTCAACTTTTCCTGCAACGGAGTTCCACTTTTCATTCAGTTCACGGACAATCCCTGCAACCCCCTCAGTTGTTGTGGGTTTTCTTTTTGCGTCAATTTCGGAAAACTCCCCCAGAAAGTCTTTGAACATAGCCTTGCTATTTTTAACGATTTCATCCAAATCTTCTGCGTTTTCAAAATACTTTTGAAAATACTCTTGCGACTTCATTTGTCATTCTCTTTCCTCTTTTCTTCAATGCAAAATTTAACGCATTCATAAAAGTCTTTGCAGTCTTTGCAAACGTTTTCCAAAAGGCATTCTCCGCGCTTTCGTTTGTGGTTGCATTTCCCGCAGAAAGCGTCGATTTCTTCTTTCGTCATTTTTCTTCCCTCGCAATCTCAACAAGTTTGCATAAATCATAAAATTTCAAAGGATCAAGTCCCGTTTCTTCTTTGATTTGCTTAACGTAATATAAAACCGTGTTTCTGTGCGAAAACATCGCTTCCGCCGCTTGTGTGGGTTTCATACCGTTTTCGGCAAGTGCCAAAACAACTTCTTTATGTCTGTTTTTCATTTCATCGCTTCGCCTGCTTTCTGAATATCATGCCAATGTTTCTGAAACCATCTGAACCATGCAATGCAGGTCATTTTTGAACAAGCCTCCGGGTCTTCGCAACAAGTGCATTTTCCGCAAGGGTATGTCCCTTTTTCTTCTGCTTCAACGGCAAGCCCCATCGCCTGTGCATTATATCCGGAAGGGTTTTCTTTTGCGTTCCTTAAAAACGCATCCATCGTCTGTGTTGCCATTTCTCCTCCTATATGATTTGCTTTTTAAGTGCAAGAAGGTAATAAAACTCTCTGCGCTTTTTCGCAAAAACCTTTTCCGTTGCCGGCATATTGTAATTCAAAATCAAGCTCCATACCGGAATATCTTCCGTAACGCTTTTGATAATCCACGGCGCAAAAAACTCATCAATTTCCTTTGCCGTTTTTTCAATAAGTTCAACGTCTTCTGTCCATTTCAAAATGGTTTCTCCCGCTTTTGCTGTCGGATCAGAAACGTTTCCCCCGTGTGGCATTCCCGATAAATTCGGAGAATTAAGGCTCAAAGCGTCTGCTATCTTTGCTTTTTTCTCCGGATATTGAACACAAAACCCGTGGATTTCCTCAAACGCCGCTTTGCTTATGCCAACTCTCTCAAGTGCTACCCGATATTTTCTCATATAAAAATCACTTTCCTGTGCTGCCGAAACCTCCGCTTCCTCTTTCGGTTTCAGAGAGTTCATCTACAATTTCAAGTTCGGGAGTATAGCACGGAACAAAAACAACCTGTGCTATCTTCTCTCCCTCTTTGAACTCATAAGGTTCTTCTCCAAAATTTATAATTCTGACCCTTATGCTTCCGGTGTAACCGCTGTCAACCGTTCCGGCAGTAAAAATGTCATGTTTAAAAAGAAGTCCGCTCTTTGGTCTTATGTCGCCGAAATATCCCGCCGGGATTTCTAAATGTACTCCTGTATCGGCGGTTATCTTGCCTTTTGGCATAACGTATGTGTTCCTCATTGCGAACAGATCATATCCCGCGTCCGTTTCGTGCGCTCTGATGGGGAGCTTTGCTCCCCTGTCTATTTTTACTTTCAAACAACTTCATCCTTTCCGTCATATTTCTTCATCGGAAGTCCGTATCTCTCTCTGATAGCCGTATCGTGTCCCACATAAAGGTCTGCGATATCGTATGTGTCGATTCCTTCTTCGCCCTCAATGCTGTCGTTAACAAAAGTCTGAAGCGTTTCAGTAAACTTCGTATAAAACTCTTTAAACTTCGGTTTTGAAAGATATGTTGTTCCGTCGTCCTTTTCGTTTGTATAAGCCATTGCCAGAAGCAAATACGCATAAGCAAGATTTATTCCTCTGTGGATATCCGCCGCGTGTGCGTATTTTTCTCCTTCCGCCTTGCCTTGATAATATGCTTTAACAGGGTTCGGGCTTATTTTGATTTTCTTGTCAGCCATTGTTTGCCCTCAAGGAAATTGCCATTTCAAAGTTGCCTTCAATTCGCAGTTTGCTTTTTTTCTTTTATATCGCTGATAAATTCAAAAACTTCATCTTTCATGCTGTGTCACTCCGTAATTGCCTTGAAAACTTCTTCGTCAAATTCCGGAAGAGATTTTATGTAGCCAAGCATTTTTTGCGGCATTTTCGCCCAGGCCGCTTTGTTGCTGACTTCTTCAAGTTTTGGGAAACAAAATGCCCACCATTCTTTTGTGCCTTTAACTTCGCTCCAGTTCATAAATTCCGGGTGCCAGCCAAAGCTTTTAAGTTTTTCGATAACCGCCGCACATCTTTTTTCTGTGCTTCCTTTGTTGAAAAGACGATTTGCAATTCCGTTTTTATCAAAACAAAACGCACAGTTGTAAATGCCTTTGCAATTACGAACTCCAAAGCAATCACTGCCGCCGTAGATGTAACTGCCGCCGGAGATGTCACTGCCGCCGGAGATGTCACTGCCGCCGTAGATGTAACTGCCGCCGGAGATGTCCCTGCCGCCGTAGATGTTCCTGCCGCCGGAGATGTCACTGCCGCCGGAGATGTCACTGCCGCCGTAGATGTC